AAGGAGCAGACCGAGGCCATCGCGCTCGAAGCGGTCAAACAGAACGGGTACGCGCTCCAATACGTCAAGGAGCAGACTTTTGGAAACAAGGAGAAATAAAATGGCAGAAGTGTTCGATGGTACACCCGCAATCGTCAATGTGACGATATCGGATCAGGAAAGCAAGCAGGTGTCGTATCATGTCGCAGGACGTGATCTGTCAACAGTGGCCGAGGCTGTCAGGGCAGCTCTCACCGCAATCCCCGATGAGGAAGCATCCGCCAAGCCGAAGAAGGCCCGCAAGAAGCGCCGGACAAAGGCTGAACTAGCGGCTGCCGCTGACTTGGCATCGGGAAGTGAACAGACTCCCGAACCGTCGCGCCGAAAAACTCCCAAGGAACCGGCAGGCTGGCCCGGTTGAAGCAAACCCGTTCCCGGCGGGTAATCCGGGACAATTTTGAGGGGGAATCATGTCCTGGATAACAAAGGTCGTGACGGTATTGGCCGAAAATAAAAACAGGGAAGGCGAGCTGAAATCAAAGTGGGAAATAACACGCCCTGAGAATGATGAAACAGGCAAGCACTTCGCGGAGGGATTGCAAAAAACCAGCTACTACATGAAAGACGGAGAACTAAAGCGCGGGTATCCTCAACCATTAACAATATATGATTTGAAGTGGATCAAAAATAATTGGATAAAAATCCTTGAAGCCATTGATCCGACTCCGGGCCAGCCCGCATCTCCCCCCGAGCCCGCATCTCCAACCGAGGCGGAGATAGAAGAAGTTCCTTTTTGAGTGGAGGACATAAAAATGCCAATAACAAGCATCAAATCGGTTAACCGCATAGGTCTCAGCCGGCATGCGTTCTGGTTTTGCGTTGCCGCGCTCGCAATTTCCGCTCTTTTCGCGGCAAGCAAGCACCGCAACGACGCCTCGATCGCGGCCGACACCAAGCGCATCGCGGACGCGGCCGAGCGGATCAGCCCGTATGGCTACTACCGCTCGATCTCCTGCGACGGTGAGACTGGGGTGTCCTGCGCGAACATGTGGAAGTGCGTCTTGGAGCAGAAAGGGAAGGCTGCACCCGGGCCTTGCGGTCCAGATATACAATGAGCATCACGGGCCATCTTTACAACGAAATGGCAACGCAATCGTCCCATCATTCGCGGCCGAGTTCGTGAGGGCCTACATGGAGGCCGCGTGGCAGATGTAGTTCCTCAGGCCGTGCCTCCCACGCGCCCCGTCCTGCGCTGGCATGGTGGAAAATTTTTGCTGGCACCGTGGATTATTTCTCATTTCCCGGAGCATCGCATTTACACGGAAGTTTTCGGTGGCGCTGCATCGGTCCTTTTGCGGAAGTCGCGCAGCTACGCGGAGGTCTACAACGATCTCGACGGCGAAGTCGTCAACCTATTCCGCGTCCTCCAAGATAAGGAGACCGCTGAGGAATTGCGTCGGCTTCTCGTGCTGACCCCCTTCTCCCGCGAGGAATTCAATCTGTCTTATGATCCGACCGGAGACTCGGTTGAACGCGCCCGCCGGCTCGTCATCGTCGGCTTCATGGGATTCGGCTCCAACGGCCACAACACCGCCAGCAGGACCGGTTTCCGCACGAAGACCGAGCGTTCGTATACGCTACCGGCGCATGACTGGGCGAACTGGCCCGATCAATTTCCCGCCTTTGTCGAGCGTCTCCGGGGCGTCATCATCGAGAACAAGGACGCATTCGAGGTCCTCGCGCAGCACGACACGCCGGCGACGCTCCACTATGTCGATCCGCCCTATGTTCACTCGACGCGGGGACTTGGCAGCAAACGCATGTCGAACCAGCGCGATTACCGGCATGAGATGGACGACTCCGGGCACCGCCGGTTGGCCGCAATCCTCCATGGCTTGAAGGGGATGGTCGTCCTGTCCGGCTATCCATGCGCCCTCTATGATGAGTTATACATGGGATGGTATCGCGTCGCAAAGAGCACCCTAGCCGACGGGGCGCGCAAGCGCATCGAGGTCCTATGGATGAACGACGCGGCAATGCGGAGTAGACAGGAATTGTTTGTATGACCATTAACAAGCCCCGTGAAACAACTCTATGGTCTTGCCCGCTATGCCTTCGCACGATCGGCCATCCCCCGCCTTGTTGGCGATGCGCCGAGAAACCGTATTCCCCCTTCAAGACGAGTTGGCAATGCTGGTTGGGTTGGCATGGGCCGAAAAAGTATTCCATGGGTGTCCGGTGGTGCCAGGAGTGCGGGAGGGATTCATAGCATGAAATGCCAAGCCCATGTCGTTCGACAGTACAGTCGCCCTGGCCCGTGCGAACAAGTAAAAGACGTGAAGATCGTGCGATGGGCGCCGACGCCATTACGGACCCAAGTATTCCGGCTCTGCGCTCCCCATCGAGCCTACCTTGAACGCCATGGGAGGATGCCATGCTGTCCAAAACTCAATTAGCCGCAAAGTGCCACAAGCGAACCATGTCCAGCCGGAAGAAACGCCGAGGAAAATTCGCGCGATTGGCTGGAGCATCTTCGGAATCGCGGGCTAGACGCCTTAAAGCGATCTCAGCGGCAAATGAGAGCCGCCGGCAGGTTCAGGAATCGCGCCGGCCGAATCCGGCCATACCCAAGCCTGCCCCGCGAGGTCTTTTAGGGCGCATAGGATCGTTTTTCCGGAGAAGAACACCCTAACAGTCAAGGCTTCGGCGGCGCATCCGACGCAGGCGGGGAGCCCCCGGGCGCCGAGTCAATAGCCTTGCCCTCGTTCTCGAGCTCGGTGTCTACCGCATCGCCAAAAGCGGCCGCCGCCTCAGCCCAAGCTCCGGCCGTGCCAGCGAAAAACCCTGCGATCACAAGTAGGGGCGGTTTGATGATGCGGGGAGCCAGCGCAGCCAGGCGCAGGGGCAAGACCGCCATCCAGGCCCCGAAACGCGCGTAAACCTCCCGGCCGGTGCCTGGGTCCGGTATTTCGGCCTCCAGGAAGGCCAAAACCGCCCGTAGGAGGGCTTTTCGGTGCGGCTGCGCGGGATCGGCCACCCAGGGGCTCTTGCGGGCCGCCTCAAGCACATTGTGGAGGAACGGCACGATCAGTCTAGGCCCGAAATGGACGACCATTTTCAAGCCGAACAGGAAGACTCCCCCGGTCACAAGCACGTCTAGGTGCGATTGGATCAACGGCCACAGCTTCAACAGGTGTTCCATGTCAATCCTCCTCAAAACGCACTTCTTGCGTCCATATCACTGGAAGGCCCGCCAGGCGAAGCCCCTTGACCCTGGTGAGGCGCGGCAGGGCGGCGGGCCCCAGGGCCTTAACCCGGGCCTGAGCGCGCCACAGGCGATCGTAGGGCTCCGTGCGTATCTCCGGTTTGCAGACAAGCGGGCGCACCGCCTCGGGGACCAACCCGCCGAACCATCCGCCCGGGCAGTTATAGGCCAAAAAACTGACTAAAAACCAAGTCATTTCAGGGGCTCCACAAATCTATGATCGTTGCCGCGGCGATGGAATTTCCTGGCTTTCCCGCAACCTGGCTTGCTTGCGGTTCCGCATTTGTCGTTGCCACCATCCAATCCGTTGAACTCAATCCGGATGCTGACCCCCCGGCCCCACAGCGACGACCAGAGCGCGCGGATTGCTTTCACTTCTTAATATGCTCCGCATGTTCGTCGATCAGCCGGTCTCGCACGGCACCGGGGGCCTTGCCCGCGCACTCGTCTCGCGGCACTTCAAACATTTTTCCGCATTCGCACTTGGCTCGCGTCATCGCCATCCAAATAAGCGCGTGGTTTTCCCGCCTCGGTTTTTCAAGCATGAGGATTTTCGCCATGCGTCAAAGCCGGCATGGCGATTTTTTCGGATAGAGTGAATCGTCCATCCTTCATGGACAACACTTCCCCGCATCGTTCGATGGCTCGGTACGGCGCGCCAAGACTGATATGCACCCACCAAACGCGCCCCTCGCGCCCCGCTTGGCTCTCAACGATGAGCTGCCCGAATTTGAGCTTGCCGATTCGCGCGGCCGTGGCGATCTTCCGCCAGGCTTCGGTCACGGTCGTTTCGGTGTCGGGCCCGGCCGGCGACCAGTCCGCGGCTTCGCATTTAAGATGCTGGCTCCTGACGCTGCCTCCGACCCTGGCATTGAGCGCCAGATAACGCCGGGCGGAATGCACGTCGATATCGCGTCCCAGGATGGACCGGCACGTTTCAAGAAGATCGGCTAATTCGCGGAGTTTGCGTTCTTCCTCGTCCGTGATATGCCGGTTTTCTTCTTGCAGGTCCACGTGGTCGGTGCGCGTCAACACAAACAGGCTGAAATGCGGGCTTAACTGGCGGTCAGTCATCTCAGTGTTTCCTCGCCTCAAAAAGTGCCAGGGCTCCGGCTATCACCAGTCCGGCCCACGCGACCAAAGATGACAGCGCGCCATCCGCCGCCTTGCGTCCGTGGGCCTCGGCACTCTCCTTATGCTCGGCGAGATCAATGGCGACGAGTTTGACGTTGGAGCTGACCGCGTTGATGTGGTCGCGCATGTTCTCCTGTTGGGATAACATCAACTTTTCTAACCCCTCAAACTTGGCGTCAAAATAAGATCGGTCAAATGACTCGCGTTCCATGGCTACTTGATGAGACTCCCGAGCCTGACACTCGCCGTAGCCCGCCACGCGCCCGGATCAAGCGGCTTCCATGCCCGCGCCTGTTGCCAGTCAAGCGGGATCACCGGGCCGATGCCGAAGAAGATGGGCGGGAACTTCGACGCCGTGATATATTTCTGCGCCCATGGCGTTGAGAGGATTTTATGCGTCAGGTAGGTCGGGTCGATCGTGAGTGGCATGACGAACCCCGCGACTTTCTCGTTCTTGCGCGCTTCCCACCCGACATTGACGAATTCCATGAAGTCGCGGCCGCTGGCGTCGTGGAGCGAATAGATGGCGAGGTAGTTGACCGTGCCGACCCGGCCGTCCATTCCGAGGCTGCCGCCGATCTTCATTTCCTTGGCCTTGCCGACCGCCAGGTCTATGAGGCTTTGCGGGCCCGGTCCCGGATCAGGTGAGACTTGCGCCTGCGCGCCGATGACTGAGAACAGCAGAACGACCGTCAAGATACTGTGTTTCATAAGCCTCCTTGGTTAATACTCCTGCACGCCAAATTGGGACACAGTCGCGAAGAAATTGTTGTAGCCGCACTTCGTCGCTCCCATGATAGTGAGAGTCTGCCCCGCGTTATAGACCGCCGCCGTCAAACAGAAACTATGGCTTCCAGACGCTAGAGTGACGCGGTAAGACATCGAGATCGAATCGCAAAAACCTCCGCTCTTGTTGTTCCACGTTGTTCCTCCGGCCGTCGCGTTCCATCGCGCATCCGCATAGCCTCCATCAACAAGGAATCCGATGGAGGCTTCGGAATTGTATGAGCCTATTTGTGCCGCCCCGCTGAAGCTGACTTGTAATGTACAAGTACCCGCGCAAGTTACGGTCACGGTCGAGGATGGAGCGCAGGCCACTAAACTGGTTTGACTTGTTGACCATGCAGGGACATAAGTAAAACTTGATACTTTAGCGGCAGCACCACCCCCGCCGCCGGCCGGCGAAGTGCTGGTAACTGTCCCGTCCGGCCATCGTAGCGTAGACCCGTTCTCCATGTAGAACTGCCCGGCCAGAAGATGGATTCCGCTTGACGTAGTGAGACTGTATGGGGCGGCCCCTCCCCCGGTCAAAGTGGCGCTGGCGGCCGAGAGCGCGCCAGTAAGTGCTGCCGTCGCGGCCGCAAGTCCATAGGTCGCAGTGTAATCCGGGGCGGCCACAAGCCCGGTAAACGTGGCTCCGGTCAGGTTGGCTTTCAAGGCGAGTTGGTCGAAGGCAGCATCCGAAGTGATCGGATTTGTCGAGCCGTTCGTCGCCGCCGTCTCAATCCAGGCCGGCTGGCAGGTGCCTGCGGCGTTGATCCCGCGGCAAACGTAGCCCGACGCCGCATCTGCCGGGTCGGCGGCTAGGGCGGTTGCTGTTTCAGCGTTTCCAATGGTCACGGATGATACGCTGGTAATTCTCCCATCTGGCCCGAAAGTCGTGCGGCAAGATGTGGTCGCATCACCGCAGGTAGCCGGCGCGATGACGGCGGCCACGCTTGAGGCGATCACGTCCGTATCCAAGATTCCCGCCGCGATGTTCGCGGCCGCGACTCCATCCCCTACTTTGGAGCCCGTGAGAGAGCCGTCCGCGAGATCCGTCAGGTCCGCGTCGAGGTCTTGTTTCGACGCGAGAGCCGTAGTGATCGTCGAAAGATTCACTTGAGCCGGTGTATCTCTGTCCACCTTCAAGGCAAGCGCGGTTGTTATGGTCGAGAGGTTCACCTGCGCGGGAGTGTCCCGGTCAACTTTGAGATTGAGGGCGGTCGTCACGGTGGACAAGTTGACTTGGGCCGGAGTATCCCTATCAACTTTCAGGTTTAGAGCTGTGGTGATGGTGGAAAGATTGATGGATGCCGCAGGAACCACGCCGGAGAGATTAGCGAGCGTCACGAATCCTTGTTTAGTCACGCTTGATGGATCGAGTTGCTGATTGAGGACATACCCACCGGAGCCAAGAATGGCGACAGATGACGGGTTGACGCCCGCGACATTGCTGGATGAACCATCCCCGATCATGGAAGCGTTGATGGCAATCGTCGCTCCTGCCGCGCCGGTCGGGCCGGTGGCGCCGGTCGGGCCTATCCCCGTGGCGATCTCCTCGACGCTGAACTGACAAATCCTGGTATTACAGTTCAACCGGGCAGTGCTGCCGTCCGTAATCATCCCCATGCACCAACTATGGGTGCCGGCTACCGGCGCGTTTTGGGTGACGTGGACGAATCCCCCGTTCTGACTCGCGCCTACCGGGTTGTTATCCTGGCTTCGGATAAAACCGACAGTTGCGCTCTGGCCGTCGAAGAAAGCACCGTCTTGCAGAACGATTATACTCTGAACTTGGCTGGCACTGTCATTTTCGAGATCACCACTGTAGGTTATCCGCACCTTATTGCCGACCGTCGTCATCGTCAATGTTGAGACAGCGGCAAGGCAGCCGGACCATGAAGTGTTAGTTGCCGTGATGCTGGTAGCTGGATAAGTGAAGGAAGATACGACCGTCACGGACGCGGCGGGCGCAGTCGTTTGGCAAGTGCCATCAGCAAAGCATAGAGATCCGTTGATGGTGCCGCCATTCGTGAGGTCAATTTTTCTGATCCCGCCTGCCAATGCCCGCGAATTTTCGTTAAGAGCGCCCACGTCGCGGAGGTCTTTAACTTCACGGTTGTAAAAAGGCGGTTCGACTGCTGATGCTTGGAGTGCAAGCAGCAGCAGGATGCCGTTCATCATGCGGCGATTTTTTCCGACTCGATGGCGGTTTTTGTCGCGTCGTAAGTCTTATGGATCAAATGCAGGGCAGTAATTTGGGCGTCTCCCAATCCGGCAGCCTTGCCTAATTCGTATATTTCGGTCTCCTGTTCTGGTGTCCAACCGGGGGATGGGAGGATGGCATGAGGCAGTTCAGCGGCAACCGGGACCGTCGTGGGAGTAGCCGCAGGAGCATCATAGCGGTCTATCGGGACATAGGATGAGATTTCCATGGCCGGTGCCTTGCCCTCTATCTGCCGCTCAATCCGATAGGATAATTCTTGCGAGACAGTCCGACAATTCTTGAACGCCGCGGCCTCAATAGCCTTGTACGCCTCGACCGTCAGGACGATTTTTGCCGACATGCTACGCTTTGCTTTTCTAGCCATGATTCCTCCGTTCTTTTTTTACGAACTATTCTACTCCGCCAGCGATCTCCGCCCCGGTGACCCGCGTCGCCGTGCCCGCGACTTTCTTGGCTATCTTGACCGGGGCAGCCTGGCTCGCTTTAATGGTCTTGGCGAGGTTCTGCGGCGTCACCAGTGCCCTAGCCAAATCTTTGATGTTCCCCGATGGCGTCCCGATGGCATGCCGTGTGAATGACCTCGATGCCAAAACGTCCATCAAATCCTCGATCTCCGATCTCAGAGACGGATACTTTTCTCCGACCTCACGGATGAGGTCCTGTCGCAAACCGCCCTTGTTAAAGAACCGTTCAAGCGTGTCCACCTTGCCGATCATTGCCATTCGGCTCTTGTCCTGCGTCCCGACCAGTTTGCGTAGCGAGTCGTAATCAGTGGAGAAATCGTGAAATTTAGCGTTGGCGCTAGTCAGTTCCCCATAGTTCATCTTCTTGCCGGCGTTTTCGATCGCGTCCCGGAAGCCGCCGGCCAATCTCTTGATAGCGAGCTCGCCGACCTCGGAAGTGACCTGCGGGACCCCGCCAAACTTAAAGCTCTGCAATTTATCTAGTTCCCGGCGGATGCGGACCATGCTTGCGGCGCTCTTCATCGGATCATCGCGCATATTCTTTATCAAGCCTTGTATCTTGATGTAATCACCCGCCATAAGAGCCTTAACAGTGGAGTCCTGCCCTCCCATTCCCTCATTGACGAACTTTTCCAGGTCGTCGGCCAGGGGGTTGAGGTCAAACACCTTTTCCCCTTTTGTCTTGGCATGGAGCCCTTCCAATGCCTTCTCCACCGCCTCGCCACTAGACTTTCTGAGTCTGCTTATGTGATCTTGTATCTTTCCTAGGATATTTACTGCCTTGTTCTCCACAGCCAACTGCGCGGCGGGCCCGCCAGTCTCTACCGCATATGGGCGGGTCAATGCTCTCTTGATCGCCTCAGCCGGAATCTTTAGATAGGTGGCGGCGAACTCTGGCAAGAGCGACACTGCCTTTCCCGCAACGCCGAGGCCGAGGTCCATCATGGCCGCACCAAGTCCCATGGCTCCTATGTCGGTGATATCTTCTTTCAGATTCGCACCGGGGCGATCACCAATGGCCGCAGATGCCGCTTTCTTCGCAGCCTCACCAGCAGACACGCCGACGAATTGCATTGCGGCTGAGGCTAAGAGACTTGTCCCACCCGTCATTGTAGCGGCGGCAATAGAACCGGCAGCCAATGGGCCATATTCACCGACTACCCGGCCTGTTGATTCTTCCAGGCTTGGTTTTTCGATCTTCGTTCCTGCGAGTCCAGCGCGGACGCCACGGACGAATTCGCCAGGATCTAGCCTCTGATTCCTTGGATCACGCTGATGTTTCGCACGTTCCGCCAATTCCCGCTCTCGTATCGCAGCCAACTGTTCCCCGATCGTCTTATTCGCCTGTTCCAGATGCGGATCGACCGGAGCATCAACCATTGGGCCAAGATCGAAGAAATCAGGCGACTCTATTGTGCTCGGGCCGAGATCGGAGAAATCAGGCATATCTACTCCTTAATCTTGAGTCCAGGATCACGCTTCTTCGCGGCCTCGATATTCTTTTCCAGTATTTTATGCTCTTTTCCTGAACTGTCAATGATGGTCATTATATCCGAATCGCGTGGACCACCCTGCAACTTGTCCAGGATTGCCTTGTACTGAGATTGAACTTTTGCGATGTTCTCTTTAAGGACATCAGCAGGCTGGTTGGGATCAAGGGAAGTAGCGGTAGAACTCAGTAATTGAAGTTCGATGTTGGAAACCTGGCCCAAAGCCCCCCCAGTCTTTGAATTGTCGCGCATTTCTTGTAACCTTCCAAATGCGAGATTGGATCTGAGAGTGTCAATATAACCTTCAAGCGCCTTGCGACTGGAACCGGGGACTTTGGACAAGACTGCTCCTGGCACTCCAGTAGTTTTCATGCCAATTATTCCTATGGCTTTCGTGGCCGCATCAATTACATTTGTGGAATGCAACTGTGCTGCATTTCTCGCATCTTCTATCTTTTGTGCCGTTGTCTCTCTTTTTTCTGCCGCGGGACCTCCCGGAATGGCTTCAAGTTTTTCACCACCCGCAACAAATCGGAAGCCTGGCGGAGCTTTATCCCCTTTGGGTTTTTCGGTTTTGGTCTGAGCGAGAAAAACCGCATTTGGGATCGCATCCCCCGGTTGGTATCCCATATTGGCAATTTTGGGATAGTTGGCGATGATTTCCGGGGTCACGTTGACGACTCGTTTGTCAGCTGGCGGGATATATCGGGCACCAGTCGGCAACCCAAGATTCGGCAAAAGTGATTGTATCGTCATTGGCTCGCCAGTTGGACTGGTAAACGTACCGCCTTTTTCGAGCAATCCCATGAGTCCGCTTTCTCGCCCTCCAGCTTCAGTCGCAAGTCGCGCTTTTTCCGCTTCGGATGCTTTCGCTACCGTTTCTCTTCGGCTCGCTAATCCTTCCCCAATGCCTTTCCCCGCCTGCAAAATGCCCTGCGCGATCGGGTCCATTTGCGATGCCTGCATTTGAGCGATCAAAGCGGCGAGTTGAGACGGCTGACGACGCGAAATAAACTCGGGCATATTATGCCTCCTGCTTTAAGAGCATGATCTTGCGTCTGACTTCATACGGAAGCCCGGAATAATTGACAGTCTTGAATTTTTCTCTCCATCCGACCAAGGATGGATAGAATCTCTCCACATCTTGCGCGATGACTCCGATAGACTCACCGAGATATGTCCCAAGAGACCTGGCTTTTTCATTCCAATCCCATTTGACTATATCCAATTCTCCTGCTTTCCCAATGATGCGGATATTCTTTTTGAGATTCGCATCCGAAAGAGCTCCACCGGCAATCAGCCCGCCGGCGCCGATGGCCGAACCCCAAAGTGCGCTTTGTCTTGCCTTGCCGGCAAGATGCGCCGCTTGTTCGCGGTCGAGCCTGGCCTGTTCCATGTCTCGCTGCGAGGACAATTCCTGGCCGAGGGCCTGGGCGAGTGTTACGAACATTTCCCTGTTTCCCTGGATATCCATGCCCATCGCCTGCATGATGTACTGCGCCAGCGCCGACGACTGCTGCGCGATGAGCTGGCCCACCTGTTGCTCTCCTGCGGCCCTGGCCTGGCCCATGGAGGCTGCCTCGATATCGGAGCCAGTCAGGCCGCGTTTCATGGCCTCAGACTGCGCCGCGGCGACATTGGCTCGGGAGCCCTCACGCAAAGAAGCGATGGCAGGAGCTTGCTGTCCCATAAGCAGCTCCTGGATGCTAGGCAACACATCGGTCATGCGGGCCTGCGGGGACTGTAAGAGCTTAAAAATGGTGCCGGGATCGGCGCTCGGGCCGCCTGGACCGAGAATGTCCATGAGACTCGGTAGTTGTGGGGCCTGATACGGGGCCATCATATTTTCGGCCATATTGTCTCTCCTAATCCTCAGTCAGTCTTGTGAACACGATTTTAAGCCCGAAGACCTTCCACGGTCCTTGCAAGCCGGAGTGCGTCAATCCGAAACTGAACCACCGAGCCGATACATTATTGCTTAAATCGGCCGGTACTTTCGCGGCGATGAAGCGGGAATAGTCCTCATTGAGATTGATTGCGTTTAGCGAAAATGTGTCCGTTGAGGCGTCGATCGTATACGATGGCGTAAGGCTGATAGCATAGCCTGGATCGGGGAGCCCCGCAAGATCATAATACATCCGCTTCAATTCCTTCTTCTGCCAAGTGTTGCCGAAATCGAAGTCTTTTGTCTTGATCGTTGATGTGAAAGACGCGCCGTCATCATCCTGCCCGACATCCATTTGATAAACGAATCCGGTGCTCGCCGAATCCCCGCAGTATAATTTGCGGTTATAAAGCCCCAAGGATGAGCAATTCGGCGCGTCATGTAAAACCCATTGATCCCGAGAATCGAGGACCAAGAGGCGATCATTCACCACCGTCCCGGATGTGCCGGAAGTGTAGGCCAAATAGTAGCGGTCCCGGTAGACTTCCGATGCAAGAGCTGGCCTAGATGTTCCCTCATCCCAATTTATCGTGCAATCGTTGAGCGTCGGCGTTTCCGTGCCGGAATCGAGATCGAAAAGAACGCGATAAGCGACATAGGCGGCGGTCGCCACGGAAATAACGGTGTTATTTGTCTGCGCGGTAAAAGTCGCGGTTGTGCGAGTGACTGAATTGCAAGTTGGCCCGGTGGAAATAGAGAAAGTGATCCCCCCGTTGTTCAGGACCTGATTGCATTGGAACAGGCCCCAATCGGTTATAGCGGTCCCAGGATTGCGGCACTGGCTGATGAAATAGCCGGTGGTTGCTGATGGAAGGGTTACTATTGTGATCCCAGGCGATTCAGTTAAACCGGACTGCGAGAACGTGGCCCTATATTGAGCATATCTGCTCTTATCACTTGGCTGTGTGTTGTTTGCAATACTGGCGTATGACGACCACAGATCGTTGTTCGGCGACGTGGAACTCCTGATTGAATATGAGAGAGTCGTCCCTGAGATGGGGAATGAGGTTACATCTAGGGACCCAAACGTCGGGGTTGAAAAGGTGGTGTCAAGAATACGCGATGTGAAAGTAGCTACGGAAACAAAATCAGTATTTAATGGATGGGGAATATCCGTTGAAATATGAAAAAAATCAACAAAAACTGTCGCTGGCGAAGCCGCAGTATTACATCTTATTGTTGCTTCAGAAACGGTTGGAGAAGCAGAAATGGTTCCAGAAGCCTTGAACACCCCATTACGATAAAAATAAACCGCTGGATTGGTTATCGTACCGACAATTACTGTGTAGGTAGAATAAGCTGGTTGCACTAATGTTTCTACCCCGGCATTAACTAGCCCATTCGCTCTATAAACTACTTGCCAAGTTGAAATATATACCGCTCCAAAAACGGTACTTCCTTTATTAAATTGAAAGATGAGTGTCGTATCTGTATTAGGCGCTGAATTTTGACCACGAGCAACAAGCATTGTATTTGTCCCGACCCCACTGGAACCAGAAAAAGTTTTTTTATAAAGCGTGTCGCTCCCGGATGAGCATGTGAATGTAAGACTACCTCCGGATACTGATTCAGTAGGTGATCCCGTTATTGACCAACCATCATTCGTTGGCGAGACATTCGCATCATAACGGAATACATAGGTACTCGTGATCCCGGAAAAATGAACATATCCGTTCGGGTTCACCCCGCATCCAGAACATGTCCCGAGAGAGAATAGAGAAGTCGTATTGTCGAGCAGAGTTGCGGATGATGGCACGATATTCCCGGGGCTTATCGTCGCACTCATCGGCGCGCCTGGTCCCGAAGCCGTCAGGTTCCCCGCCTCAAAATCTGTCTGACTGCTATCAGTATTGCTCCGTGAATTTCCGCCGGAAACGATGATGGTATCCACCAAATCCCGCACTGGATCGGAAACGCGAGTGATGCTCGGCCCGGTCATCTTCTCAACGCCGCGCTTGGAGAGCCAGTAGAGCGAACCCTGTTTTTCCCGGACGGATCGGTTCTCGACACAACCTACTTCGCGGGAAATCTCCCGGACGGCGAAATCCCGGCGATCAAAACCGTATAGGCCCCAGGTAGAATCCTCTTTTCCCATCACAAGCACATCTTGGTAGGTCCCCATGACGCACCGTAGCCGCTTGCCATCATTGACGCCACCCAGAGAGATCACCGCCGGCGAAGTCGAAACCGGAGAGGCCGGGATGGTATAGTCCGTTCCGTCCAGCTCGCCGGACATGCGGAGTTGCGATAAAGTCCCCGAGCAGTTTCCCAGGATGACCCGATTACGGAAACAGTCAATAGCGGAGCAGGTAGGAGCGCCGGAGACCGAGCCGGTCGAAGTTCCATCCCAAAAAAACATCGTATCCGATCCATTGACGCACCATAATCTTCCAAGGCATTGCTGACAATCCATGTCCTCGGTCGCGGATTTTCCCGCCAAAGCCGGACTGATTGCCGAAAATTCCCCATCCCCGTCAGATTGATACATGGTCTGCGAGGACAAGGCAACCATGTATTCGGTCCCATCGGTAGCCCGGAAGGGCCAGACGCCGCGGACTGATTGGGAGGATGCGGCGGTAGTATTAAACTTGGCAAATCCCTTGCGGCGTGAAATCCCGGCATCCTCATCCAAATAAATGTTTTCGGCTTCGGTCAGGCAGGTGTCCCCAATCTGCGATGAAGCATAGCGGGTGACGAGTCCGCATTGTCCCAGGTTGCGGATTTCCAACTTTTCCTCGGCCTGGGCAAGGGCCAGAGAGGGCGGGAATAGCAGGATGAGGGATAAGAGCTTGGCAACGACCCCAGGAATGGCCCTGGCGGGCCTGACGATGGCCCAGGAGGGCCTGGAGGCGGCCTCGGCGGCCCAGGAGGGCCCGGCGGCGGATGATTTCAAGCTCATTATGGCCCCGCAGGGATGCCGGGAGTGATGGAAGGGTTATTTGACGGCCGCGCCATAGCCACGCCGGCAAGCCTGGCAAGCCCCTGAATGTAAATCTGCTGATACAACTGGATTAAATTCGTTTGCCCGTCTATTGCGGCCATGCGGACGGCCGCGCAGTAGGCTAGAATGTGATGAAACGAGTAGAATTCCCGGATTCCGTTGAAAGGCACGTCCGCATCAACCGTTATATCATTGGCCTGCGCGTAAAACTCCACCTTGACCGTGCCTGTAGACGTGGAATCGGCCGGGAACGGATAAATCCCGATCATTGTCCTAGAGGCAAAAGTGACGAAATAATTTTGCGGTGTTCCCGAGACTGTTTCCCATTCTTTGGTTTGGTCAAGCGCAACCGGGCTTTTCTCGGATAAGACCCTGTTTCTCCATGTCATGCGCTTGATTGCCAAAAAGGAGTTAGGGACAGCGTAATAGGTCGTGCCGGCCACGAGCTCTATATTTGAGGACCGGATGATCGGCCAGGTTTGGGCCACTGCCTCGGATTGGCAGTCCAAGATAAGATCATCTATTTGTCCGTTCGTAAATCTGAGGCGGGAAGTGGCGGAGCCGGAATCGGAAACTAGAACCCTGGCTTGTGAGCGGATATCGGAGAGCGTGAGAGCGTTGGCGCTACCCGCTAGAAACGCCACCGCCAGAAAACCAAGTCCAAGCATGACACCCCCTCACTTTACCCATGCCCCCACCGCTATCCCGGCGATGAAGACTACGACTATCCAAGGCCACAGATAGGGGGCCTGTGCTCGACCTACGGAACGGATTGAGTTTCCTCTACTGCAACTACGGTCATGGATGCTACGCCGACCGTCGTATAGCAGTAAAATGCCGCCGAACTGTTCGTGCAAAAAACTGGAAAAGTGGCCGAATTGGTTGATTCGCCAAGAACGTACAGATTTGATGCCTGCACGGTGGACGATCCGATGGCAACGGTCACGCCGCCGCGGTTCTCAAAACAGATTCGCCGTCTGGATTTATCCGTTACGGCGGCTCTAAGCAGATTTGCAACCCCAGTCGAGTTGCACAAAACTGAATATGTCCCGATCGTGTCGCCACCGGATTGAGCCACGCGGCGAGTCCGGCCGCCTTCCATGAGAAAATCAGACGGGTCGGCCGCCCATGCAGCTATCGGGAATAAGAGAGCAAGCAGGATAATTTTCATGCCGCCTCTTTACTCACCAGTCCCGCAGCCGACCGTACCCGAACCTTCCCTAGCGAATTGAGCCACGGCGGTTCCGATACCCCGACAAACCGCGTAGGTAAGCGTACAGTTGGAACATTGCACTAATGCCCCCACGAAATCCGGGGTCAAAGTATCAATCTGCGCCTTTGTATATTGACGGAATCCCACATGGCCAGCAGGACCTATCCGCACTAAAGGATTCTCAGAGGAATCCCGAGCGATGAGCAAATCAGCAGTCTGAGAAGCAGCGGCCGTGATGACGGTCCCGGAAGATGAAGCGTTGGTTGCTATGATGTCAAGCATGGCGTCGGGCGTGGTATCACCGATCCCAAGTTCTCCGGTTATCTCGATCTCTTGATTCTGAACGTCCACCGCCAGCAAATCAGTAGACCCGTTCTGGCTTGAAATTCTAAGCCCATAGGTATCTGCCGCCCTAGGCGCTACCTCTAAAGTCGCGTCTGGCGTGGCATCGCCTCCCACACCCACCGCATCCGCCGAACCATCCACGATCAAAAGATTGGCGGTGTTATCCCCTTCTATGCGAAGATCGACAGCGGCGCCTCCCTCATTAAGGATGACTCCACCCTCCTGGACAATAGCCCCATCAGCCGAGGCCACCGTCAATAAATCAGTGGACCCGTTCTGGCTGGAAATCCGCAAGACATAGACGTTATCTCCGGACGCCACTTCCAGACTCGCATCCGGGGTCGTCTCGTTAATGCCGACTTCATCCGCTGGTCCGTCCCCTAAGAAGGAATCCCCGTCTACATCTAGGTCGTCGGTTACAGTAACGTCATCGCTGAACGTGGCATCCAAAGCCAGTACATTAGACCACCGCAGCGCCGATGTGCCAAGAGACGCATCGTTGTCCGTGGTCGAGATGATATTCCCGCTTGAATCTACGCAAACTTCCTCGCCGCCATCCCCCCAACAGGTCTCCGGGTCAACCGTAGTCCCGGTGATACGGGCCTGGACAGGACCGCAGATGAGCAGAACCGCCATCAAAAACGAGAATAATTTAGTCATCACTTTCTCCTACGGAAATTTTCCAAGTTTCGCAGTTCGGGATTGTCGGGCTCGATCACCCCGGCCAATTCCTTGAGCCGGCCGCATACTGCTTTTCCGCGACTTCCGCATTCCCAGGCCATAATCTTGCCTTTGGAACGCTCAAAAGCCATTTCGGCATCCGGCCCCATTTTCGACATCACTCCTGGATAGCCAAGACCTTGCTCATATTTGGTCAGCGAGTTTGACTCGAATTCGTTGAGCAGCGTCTTGAATTCCCGGTAGGCCGCGTTCTTGCGAATCCCGTCCACTATGGGAGGGGAGTCTTTCTCCAAGACGTTTTTTAACAGCGCTTCTCTCGCCGCGAGATTTCCGTCGTTAATCTCGAATTCACGCGGCTTGAATACTCTCGGTTCCCCTTCCGGGATATCGGCCGGCGCGCGCCTCATGGCACGGATGCCTTTCAATTCCTTGTTGATCCGCAGCCTGTCGGATGGCGAGAGGTAGGACTTATTCATTGCCTTCCCCCTAGCTTACAAGGTGTCCGTACACTCCACGCCAGTCCACAGCGCTGGAATTCAGCGACATGTAAACGGCGAACTTCGACACCATCGTATCGAATTCACCTGAGCGGAAGAACTGCGTCGGCTCCCATTCCCTGAGAATGTGATGGCGCTTGAGCAGTTTGGAATCCGCCGCGAACCAGTTGTTCACGTCAGAAAGGTAATTCTCCCAGACCACCAGTTTATACTTGCCTTGATGAAAGTTTCTGTTGTTGTTGGCGGTATCGATCTTCCCGGAGGACTTGATGAGTTCATACGCCTTCTCCTCCAAGTCTGCCGGGACGATGAGCATGTCCATGCGCGCGGCCATTTTGTTTCCCGCATTGGTCTGGTGCTTCAGAATCAGGAGCCTGGTTGCCTCAACAGCGGACGGCGAGAAAGCGGATGTGCCGCTGTTGTCCTGAGTGAGCGCGTTTTGCGCGTTCGTGTGGGCCGAATTGAAGAATGACAACGTATCCCCGGATGTGAACGAAGACGTGAACCCGTCCACGAACAACTGAGCCGCGGTAGTCTCCCGTCTGTCTCGCGCCGAGTCGGCCAAGGCCGCAGCCCGGTTTCGGAGAACTCCATAGAGATCGTTGCGAAGAAGTTGCCGCGTGGCCTTGATCCCAAGCGCCCACTGCTGCTCAGTGACCGATTTCCGGTAGCCCTCGGTCGGGGATGAGAAGGAGATTGATCCCTCGTTGAACTCGGACATTTCCCCGATGTCTCCGACTTCCAGGTCATATTCGGTCCCCTGGGTCGCTTCCTTGACGGTGCAAACAGCCCCAATCATGGACTCGAACTGTCGGTACTGGTCATCGAAGACGATGGACAGGTCCTTCTGGACGATACGGGGCCAATTGGCCTGCGTGGCAAGAGCTGGCATCGGATTCTCCTTACGTTTTTATTTACAGTTTTAGTCGATCGAAGCTGCGGCTGTGTCACGAAGATAGCCGACGGCTCGGAACTTCGGGCTCAGACCGTTAAGCTGAAGATTGCTGTGGAGCTGCGGCTGCATCTGAATCCAACCGCTCTTTCCCTGGTAGGTAAACTCGTTCTTGATGATGCTGAACAGTGTGACGTAATTGGTATTCGCCGCGTAGGTGTTGAGCTGAGTCCCGCGAGTGGCCGAAACGGCGCTGCGGGCGACTAGCAGTCTACCGGCAGGGAGGATCATGATGACATCGGAAGTCGAGTCCAGGGCCGTGGTGAAGTTATCGCGCACACCGACAGAACCGGATGCCGATACCTCGCAGTAGCCGAGTTGCCCGATGCCGGTCTCCGCAGCCACGTCTTGGGCGACGTATACCCACCCACCGTCGAAGGCGTCCTGTAGAGAAGTGATGGTGACAGTCGGCGCAGCATAGGAGGCCACGTCGATCTGGACCGTATCGTTATACTCGATACAGAGCAGATCGCCAGGCTTGATCAAGGCCACAGGCTCCAAAGTCCCGAAGGTCGCGCTCGACCCGCCATCCGGGTCAGCGTCGGTGCGGTCGGCATTGGCGATAGTGCGGTTGGCTATCCCGACAGCCTTGGCAGCGACGTTCGTACCGGCTCCCGGCGCTGGGATGAGAACGCCCATATCTTGATCTGCCGTTAATCCTGGAACGAGCAGAGTGCCCTCAGAGATTCCAGTGGCGGCCGCATAGACCGGCAACATCAGGACTTCTGAGTGTCGTTGTGAATAGTGGTACATTTCATTTCTCCTTGCGATACGTTCCAGGCGATCCTATCCCTGGTAACGGGCACATCATCGAAGAACATCCGAAACCGGCGATTTCATAAATTCATCATGGCGGCGAGAACCAAAAAAATTCTTCGAGCCGCACAAGCTGCATCCGCCATTGGTATTGTGGGCCTGGTTGCCGTCCGCTCCCGAGCCCTGTTGAGTGATGGCGCCAAGCGCGCCGGAGCCATCGAGAGTGCCGCCGCTATGATCGTCGCGGTTCAGGTCCGCGCCGGGAAAACCGCAAATGCCGCAGGAGACGCGGCGAGTAGAGACGCTTAGACCTTGACCATCAGTCATTTTTCGATAGGGAGGCCGGACCTGGCCGTCACCTGCCGTCGGCGTCGGGAATAGCGAGTAAATAAAAAACCTCCGTGCTTCTATCTTGTTGGATTCAAGAAAGGCACGGAGGGCTATCAGAGATACGAGCTGGTACTATCTTAACCGATTCCCGGATTAAGTCAATGGCTTTTTACTGACACCCGCGGAATTCAGCCACATACCGAAAAAGCGAACGCTCGCAGATGTGATGTTTTTTTCTCGTCTTGAAAAGCATCCCCTTGCTGTCTCCGGTTTTCCTCACTAAATCTAGATACTCCCGGGCTATCTTCAGACGCAATTCACGCGGCATGACTACTTGGGTCCGAACTTCGGCGCGTCTTCACCGCCGCGGTGAACTGTGCTGTCGGGGATATACGGATTCTTCAGTTTTTCGTAGTCATCGAGAGTCCTGCCGTGCGACTCAATGACTTCTTTTTCCTCAAGGGAAAATCCCTTGTCCGCTATCTTGTCCTTCACTGTCCCGGTTTCCTTGGTGTCCATAGCGTCTGGTTTCCTGCCGCCGGCGGGGAGCTTGACTCCGCTCTTGGCGAACTGGATAGCCTTGGTGATCCACTTCTTGCGGCCTTCCGGTGTCTTCAATAAATCGCCGGGAATGTCGGCCATGAATTTCTTCGCCTCAGCCTTGAACTTCGGGGCGAGCGGGTCTGCGTCGAGAGCGTCTTGCAGTTCATCTTTCACCGCATATTGCGACTCTAGGGATTCCAGAGTAGCCATGGTACTTGATTCGATTCCAGCCTTTAGGTTGAGATTGGCTAAAATGGCTTTTCGATCAAGCCCAGTCTGTGCCTCGGCTTCCGTCCATTCGGTCTCGGGGAATGACGAGATGGTGTAACCTGTCTTTGGATGAGTACGCTTGGTTTCGGCAGCGCGTTCGGATTTCAGCCGCGCAGATTCGGCTTCGGCCTCGGTCGCTCTTTTCTCTAAGGCGGCGAGTTTTTCCGCTGCGGCAAGTTCAGCTGCGGTAGGCTCAGGCTTCTCGTTCTCCTTTACTTCCGTCTCATCAGCTACGACATCAGTTTTAGCCATGATGATCTCCTGTGATTTCAGCTTTGCTCGGATTCGATCTTCTTTAGTTCTTCGATCATCTCATTTAAGCGAACGCGCTTACGCTCAATGACAGATTCGACTTCCACTTCCGACTTGATGAGCTTGGCAAATGCGATAGCCCCGCCCAAAGCCTTGAGACTGGCGAAATCGGCCATGGCGTCAACCGTTTCCCATTCGCCGTTTAGAGTCTGCCGATTTGGGCCGGCGGATAGAATGCTCTCTATTTTCTCGCGGTTCGCATCAATGGCCCGATCAATACGCGGCCCAATGCGCTTCCACAGGATGCTTTCTTTTTGGCCTGCCATTTCTTCCAGATCGCGCATTTCTGCCTTTAGGCGGGATATCGACTCGCGGCGCTTGGCAATTCCTTCTTCGCTGATTCTCACTAAACTCATGGCCTTGGCCTCTCAGTTGTGTTCCCGGCTCCTATCGAAGCCAGAAGTGATTTTAGACCGCCGGCTCCCGATCCGCCTACTGGCGCCGGGGCCGGGGCCGCACCGGGAATTGCCGCAGGCGGTATTGCCCCCGGCATTCCCGGCATTCCTGGCATCCCCGGAATAACAGGCGGTGGAGCAACTTTCAATTTCTCGGGGTCCTGTGCCCTTGATGCCGCGACAAATCGGTTCCACAACTCGCCGACGATCCTTATCTTCTCCATCGGGTCGGCTATCGCCATTCCAGCCGCTTGGAGCAATGCCATGACTCGCTCCATCTCGAATTCGGGACTCATGATGACGGAACGGGCGTTTAGATCAAGCGTGAGACCCTCGGCTCCGAACAGCGCCCGGTCGGCCTCGTTGAATTCCATCTTGCCGGACTCCGAGTTTTTGGCTTGATAAGCCATCTTTCTGCCGCCATACTGGTAGTACAGGGCGAGAGCCAGTTTGCCGATCTGCGGGAACGACCGCTTGAATTCGTCGATATAGTCGTCCACTCTGTAGCCGGCCTGGCGGAGTTTTGATAAATGCTTTGTGGCGGGCGCGCCCGCGTCTCCCTTAGTCTCCTGGCCGGAGAGTCCTTGAGTAGGTCCGATGATGAACTCGACGTATCCGCGTAGCCCGTTCTCCTCGTCGAGGCTATTCTGCGTATTCGATCGGTTCTGGAATTGCTGCTGCTGAACGCCGGCCATCCGCCCTTTCGGGACCCATATCACAACGCCGGGTCGCCAGTTAAGAAGGGATTGCTCCACCGAATCCTTCAAATCATCCTCGGCGATGAACCCGGCCGAGTCCGTAATCATGCGGTTGTTATTCCGGCTACGATGGATGTCATTGATCTCTTGGAACAGGTCCATGCCGTCATAAAGCAGGGATGGCCCAAGGAGCCTATCATCGCGCCGGATGAATCGGAGCGGGACAAGGAAGTCGATATTGTGACGAATCTTGTAGCGGTCGAAGTTGAGGAATTTACCCTTGGCGAGATTAAACACGCCCATGTACTTTTCCGGCAGCCCATCTTCGTCCAGGTCCATTGTCATTACGAGCCTGAAATTCTCGAAGTCCTTGCGGTTGGCAATGCTCTGCCGGCTGATGCCCTCGATGAAATCACGGGAGCGGTCCCACAGATCAACGACTGCCGATCCCTCTTTGACCGCGGATAGGCATTCGTCTACCACCATCTTCCCGTATTCCTTCGTCTTTTGCTTTCGCCGCATAGTCGATTCAGATTCTTCCATGCGGATGCCGTACAATTCGCAGTCTTCAAGACTCTTGGCCGAGAGCGGATACCAGTAAAATCGCGCTAGAGACACTATCGAGAACTCGGGCGCGTCTTTCTTCACCATGTCGGACTCGAAAGAAACGTCTAAGGATGTATCCGGTTCGGACAAGTGAGAGAGAATGTCAGTAAACTTTTGCTCTGAGACGCCCGCGTCCTTCGGTTCGGGATAATCCGCAAGGAAGTCGTCCGTCGTCGCGTAGCTATTGTAGTCAATGACTTTCTCGCTGCGTCGTTCCCATATTCCCTGTAGAAACGATATGCCGTCGCGGAATGTCGGCACGATAGCATCCTTCAAAGCCTCGATTAAATTGTTTTCATGCGCCGCTTTCCAGTTGAAGGCGTCCTCAACGATGTTCGCATCGCCTCGCAGATCGTCTTTGTCAATGCTCACCACGAACGCGCGATCAGGATCAGGAAACAGAGCTCGGACCATCGTAGAGCGTAATGTGCGGACCGTGCCGATAGCCGCCTTCACATCCGTATTGGAGGCATTGGGAAACGGATAATCTACTTCCTGGGCTACGCCTTCAAGCATATCGTTGAGGCTGTTGAGCCGCCGGCGCATGGTCTGGGTATTGGTGCGAGAGTCCTCTAGGACGCGCTTGATCTCTTTTTCAAGATCGGACATCTTTTCGTCGGAGATCGGGGAAGACTTAGCGGCATCGAAAGACATTGATTTTGTCTTGGCTTGGATGTCTGTGGCCGGCGGATTCAAACTTATTTCTTGCATTTGTCATCCTCCGGACCGGACGCCCAATGAGCCACAGCATCGACCGCCGAAATAATCGTCTCATCGGTCTTCGTTTCTGGCGGGAACGAGAGAGGATTAAAAGTTGAGGCGGATGGCGGCCACTCAAACGGATCGGCGCCGCACATCCCGCTTTTGACATCGCCAGGACGCCAGGGATTCTTTGAGGATTCTTTCATTTCTTACCCTTCTTCTTTTTCTTGCGCGATATCCCCGCCTCGCTCATGGCGATGGCAATGGCCTGCTTGCGGCTGCGGACTTTTGCGCCGGATGAGGATTTCAACGAACCATGCTTGTATTCGGACATGACCTTATGGACTTTCCCGCGCCCGCCAGGTCCTGGATTTACATCCTTGACCTCGCGGACTTCAAGCCCCATTCCCTCTCCGTGCTCATCCTTGCGGATACTCTGGAGCCGGACTTTTGCCATGATGATGGCTTCGCCGCCCATAGCGACTTTATCAAGGCCGGGAATATGCTTATCCAAGTGCAGTGTCGGATAAGATTTCTTGTCCTTGTACCCGGCCACTTGGGGCATGTCCATCTTGTGCCCCACGTCAATCATGGTCACGCCGCGGTCGGTGTAGTGCGCCTTGTGCGATGCCATCAAGATGAGCTGCCCGCCTTCGGCAGATGCTTCTCGCTATCCTGCGGCATGGCAACGCCGGTCTTATTAAGATCGGCCTTCTGTTCCTCGATCGAGCCTTCCACGCCCTTGAACTCCTTGAACGCCGCCGGCTCACCCTTCGGGCCTTTCACCTTTTCCGGCAATCCGGCGTCCTGATCCTCATCGTATCTCTTGTTCGGCATGGTGCCTCCTTGCGTCTATTGTGGATAATAATTCCCGTGGGATGCTCGAAAAAAAATCGCCGCCGCGCCGGATAGAAAAACCGACGAGCGGACTCTGACTGATGCAAATGGGCCAAGCGGCAATGTAAATATGCCGTTTCCTGCTGTTGCATTGGTCAGACCAGTTCCATTATGAACATTGCGCGGCAACCAGTTTACATTGTCCACTGTAACCTCAAATTCAATCTGTCCCGCCCATGATCCACTGATCTGGATGACCCCGGAACTGAATCCCATTGCCTCAAAGGCAACAGTTTCCCCAACATTTCTGATGGTCTTGTTTTCAGTTGCGAAATAGTGTCCATAGTGAAATATAGGGACAAGATTCAAGCCAATAGAAATTCCTCGTGCTTAGATTTTGGCCGAACCCTGCCGTTTAGAGAGAATTTCTCTGAACTTTGCAGAGTCCAAATCTCCCTTGACGAGCAACTCTACGATACGGACAAGATCACCCTCCAACTCATTGATGCGATCCACCAGGGCCACCGGGGGTGCCGCTTTGACCGCCGGAACTGCCGGGGCTGCCGGAACTGCCGGGGCCACGGATGCTCGTACTCGCTTTTGTTTCTTCGCCATAATTGCCTCCTTACACCGTTACCGTCTGCTTCTTCGGTTGTGCAAAATCGAACTTCGAGACGTACTTCGCCAACACCCTGTTGCAAAGTCCCTTTTGCGTCGAAGTCGCTAACTGACGCAAGACATCCATGCACACCTTTGCCTCGTCGTCGTCGATCTCATCCCTGCTGACTAAGGACTGCAAATAATACGTCACGATGTGGCGCGCCTTATCGTTGATATCCGCGCCGCTCATCCCGAGCTTTGCCAACACGGCCGCCTCGTCCGAAGTGATCTCACGAGACTTAACGGCTTGGACAGCTTCGATTGATTTTATGACTTCGGCCAGTTTTCTTGGCCTACCTACTGGCCGGCCGACCGGCCTACCGATTGGGTTATCCATTATCCCTCCACCTGCTCGTTTCGTTCGCGTTCCTCGCACATGATTAAAAATCTAGTCGCCGCTCCGAGAGACCATGTTCGATTGTTCGTCTCGAATTCGATATCGCCGTCTTTGCTTGTGATGACAAGATAGTCGTCCACGCTTTGCTGTAGGAGGCTCATAGCTATCCCGCTCGTGGCCTGGCGTTTCTTGGGTTCCTTCATAATTTTAATTTGTCCTTGAACCGCTGAAACCCGGTTTTTGCGGCCAAGGTCGCCATATCGCGTTGCTTCTGCCCTTGGACTAGATACCATTTAAGGATTTCCGTTCGGCAGAAATCCACCATGCCGCGCGCGAATATCTCCGGGGTCTTGTAAAGTGGGATGCTGAATGCCAGATACCCGGTCTTGTCGATGCTGAGGATTGGCTTGGCGGGGTCTTCCTGCTCTGGTTCAGGCTGCGGAGCCGGCTTGTCGTCGTTCTGCTCTAACGACATTTGGATTCCTCCGATTGGAGGCTGTCAATCGCTTTAATGTCGGATTCGTCGATGATGAGATATTCGTCGCTGGTCGAATCGTCCTTGATGACGATCTGCTTGTCGGCCCAGTCGTAGAGGCCGTACCACCAAACGACATCGCCGGGCTCGTACCATCCGCGCTCATGACCATACTTCGCGCTGTTAGTCCGGCGCCCGACCGCGATGACGATCCCGCAGAACAGGTCTCCTTTCGTCGTATTGCGATCCCGTAGGTCCTCGGGGATCAAAATGCTCTTAACTCGCTCATCGACCGGCTTGCGCTTCACTAGGACCTTGGTCCCGAGCGGCCGCAAACGGGAAATATCCAGCGTTGTTTCGTTCATGCTCTCCTCACACCATAACCGACGCTCGGCCTCGGTATCACAGCGTTCCGATTGATCCCGAAAGCCTCTTTGAATCTCTGCCTGATTGCAGGAGGGGTCTCACGATTTTCGCACAGGATGGAAACGCCGATCGCCAAGCTCATCACGGTATCGTCATGCGACCCGGCTTGCGCGCCCATGTCATTGCGAGTGTCAAGATACACAAAGGATTTCAATTCGTCAAGTGTTTCTTGGCTGTTTATTTTCAGGTCCAGCGCGCGCAAGGAATGAGACAAGGCGTTGACCATCTCGATTTTGGTTTTCCGCGTCGTCTGCCATCCGTAGACTATACCTCCCGTCTTTTGCTCGCGGACATAGAGATTAGGGTATCCGTTATTTGCCAGCCGGCCGCATGTCGCAGCTCCGTGGTTATTGACTTCCGGCACGATGTTGCCCCAGTTGTAGTAGGCGCCTAGATCGCCGAGGACATCGGCGAAGTCGTAGGGCGTGATGTGCCCGCGCCACTGGGCGACCTGCTCCCAGGTGGAAATGTCCAGCACGTCGGCCACGCTATAGTCGCCGTCCGGGATGCCTTCGGCCACGTCCGCGCTGATGACATACCTGCGGTCCTCACGCGGCGTGTCCCATACTTTCAGCGGGCCGTTCTCGCCCGGCTCGACCTCGATGCGCTTGCCGATGTTGCGGAGCCGCCCGGTCCACTTGGGAGTCCTAGCCGCCTGGATTTGCTTCTGGATCGCCAGCCAGTCGAACACCATCCGGCCGCTCGTCAGAAACGCATCTTCTTCGCAGTTGTGGACAAGCACACCATTTGCCCCGAATGCGTGTAGGATTGGTACGGTCAGATCATATACCTGATCCTCCCCGCAGGGCGTCACCGAAACAACTTTATCAGAATTTCTTATAGCGACTGCCAATCGTCCGCGCTTTTCCCCAATCCAGCGTTTGCCGCCCCGCTTACGCGCGGAGATAAAACCAATGTTGTCATGGAAGGCGGTTGCATTTCTAGCGGACAGGGCTAATTCATTCCCATCATAAAATCCGCTTGGAGCCTTCTTTTTCACCGTGCGGCACAGCCCATTCATGCCGAACCCAGTTAACAGAAGATTCACCGTCTGGAGAAAATCCGGGTATTTCGAGAAGAACATGACACGCGGTTGATATGGGTAGGCACAGCCATCGCACTCAAACAATGCCGACAAAAATGCAGCGACAACGCTCTTTGGGCTTCGCAAGATACACTCAGGAACATGGACCTTACGCTGCCAATACTGAATAGTGCCATTGTCTCGGAAACGCGGCTTGATAATGCCGAGTGCGTTGAAAATTTCCTGTAGCTTGGTGTTCCAGGCCCTCGACTCAATCCCGCCACGCTTGTTGCCGACAATGCGGCTTGCCAGATGGATGTTTAAGGTATCTCTCACTACGCCTCTAATATCAGCAATAGTGTCGGTGTCCTTGGCGTCGCAAACGAAAGATAAAATATTCCCATAAAAAGAACCATCGCCCATGAAATATCCGAGCAGTTTGCCCCAGTCCTCATCAATCAAGATGCTGCTCTTTACGCGGCCCTGATGGTGCCATTCGGCCCGGTAGTATTCTTTTGAGAATGATGCCGGCTGCAATGTCAACTCGCTCCCAACAGAAAGACCGTCCAGTCGCACGAACCCGGTTTTTGTTGAAAAAAGATGATTAGCCGTGGCCCTGATCTTACGTCCATTCTCGGTAAGAACCTCAAATATCTGCTTGGTCCCTTGGAACAAGTGCGCTGTTAGCGTGTTTCCATCAACCGAATTTGCCTCAGAGGCATACTTGATCGGGACAATACCTTTATCCGTGCAAACAAGAGTGTCGCCCGCTAAACAAGACGGATATTCCTGCGGGAATAAATCGGGGTTGCTCATCTCGCGCAGTTTTTGCCGGCGCCAGGCCAATTTTTGATCGGGAACCTGATATGCCTCCCGCAATTTGTTTTCGGCCTCATCGAGGACAAGCGGCTTGTCTACCGCTATCTCGAAGTCCTCAGCTCCCCACCAGGGGAAGAAATGAGCCTTGTACGCGGTTTGGCCGCGCTTGGTTTTGAGCCAGAACTTATGGAACGGCGTCCCGTAACCGTTTGCCGTGGTCTCGATAACGCGACGGGCGCGATTGACGCAAGCTCCCTCGACCGCCGCGAGGAATGGTTCGCTCGGATAGAACGCCCGCTCGGACAGATGCAAATGCGTGATGTCGCTGCCGCGCCCTGGGTCCATCGCGCCGGCGGTGATGACCCGAAAATGCGAGTTGGTCTCGGAAAATCGCAGGTGCCCCGCGCTTGCTTCGGCGACCGGGATATTGATCTTGAGATTTTCGAGCATCCACTTGACGCGGGCAAACAGGACCTTCGCGTCCTCGTCGCGGTGGGAGACCACAACCGCATTGACATATTTTTCCAGGATGCAGGCCGACAGAAATTCCGCGCCGATGAGAGACGAGAAACCACGCTTGCGCGGCTTGAGGATTATGTCGCACTGGGTCCGGGCACCCCAGTATTCCTGTTGTTCGGGCCGGAAGATAAACGGGACTGACTGCTGGCTGTCGCCGTGGATGATATTGAATGACGACTGGATGAACAAGCTCTTGTCGGCTTTGATGCGCGCGAACATCGCTGCCGGATCATCAGCTTGCTGGATTTTTGGCATGATAGGCGTCGAAAACTATCCTCTCGATGTAGGCCCGTGTCTCAGTGTTGATCGGGTGAACCGTATCGCGGCGGCTGCCGTCTTTGTGGAGGTGGCGCGGAAAAGATAGATGCAGCCCTCCCTTATGTCCAGGCATGACAGCGAGGCCGTGGATGGCGACCATATCGTCGAGAATAATACTTATGCGAGCAAGGATATTTTTGTTCTGCCCGTCCGTGATCCTTACGTCCGTGATCCTCACGATCTATCCGCGTCAATCAGATGATCGAGTCCGCGCTCGTGCAGACCCTTGAGGACAAACATCCCGATGTTGATGCTTTGAGTGCCCGGGATTTCTGCGGGGATTAAAAGTCCGCGCGCTTTGAGGTTGAGCTCGGCTGCCCTAAGACGGGTGTCGTGGTCGATCATGGGCTTGGAGTAGACCAGTCCATCCTTGCCATTAAACACTTTGGTTTCAGTCGCGCCATGGGCCGACGCGATCACGTTAGCACTCAGGTCTATTCCGGCGCCAGCGCGGTCAAGAGCGCGGTCGAGAGCGCGCATTACTCTTGGTTTTTTCAGAACTTGGCTCGCGGTGCTGGCCGCGTACTTAGGATTGTTCTTTGCGTAGCCCGCGTCGAGCGCGGCTTGGGCTATAGGTTTTCCTCCGACGACCCCTTTTATAAGAGCGCGTTCAGGCATGGTCAGGCGATCGCGCCCGAGGCGGCGAGCTCTCTGCATAAGCAGGGGGAGTATAATAGGGAAGCGCGGCGCCGCGCAAGACTATCTTACTGACAGCCGACTAGCGCACCTGTTGGGGATCACTTCGCCGTTGGCGAGGATCATCATGTTCTGGTCGCAATAGGTCGCCAGGGCATGGGCGGCACCCTCCGGGCTGGTCCCGCGTTCGATAAGATACTCCTGCCCATCGCTGGAGACCGCATACATCCCGCACCCGCCGATCAAAATCCCGACCGCGAACGCCGCGACGATGCTCACCGCTTCGGCGTCCAACGCGGCGACGAATTTTCGCGCGAGAGAATCCGGATGACACGAACAAGTCGCCCGACTCGATCGCCTGAACATGAGACTACCATATCACATCGTGCCCAAAAACGTCAACGGGGCAGCTCGCCGGCCGGGCCGAGCCGCCCCGTGAGCGCTGTCCTAGTACCCGCATAGAACTTTTTTGCCGATGCGCCGGGCCCCGCTCGGCAAACGCGGGAGGAGGGCATGACCCCTTGGACCCGGCAAGATGATATCCGATGCAGCCCGATCAAGTCAAGCAGCCGGCCACCCGGGCGGGTCCCAATCCATGGGTCATCTTGATAAAGTTGATTCGGCGATCCAGCAGAGCAATCGCATCACGCACTCCAAGACGATTCCCGCTACCACCGGCACAACGCGAGCGGCCATCACGCCGCAATAAGCGGCGAACCCAGCGCAGAAGCAGAACCAGAAAGTCATGCCGAGAAGGATAGCCGATGCGCCGGGCTAAGTCAACCCCCGCGCCTTACTGCGCGCAGATGTTGGGCCACACGCAGGGCTGGAACTGGGCGCGGGCTGGGATGCCAAAGAGTAGGATGGCGAGGATCGTGACCGTGAGGATGAGGGTTAGTATCTTCATGCCGACTTCATACATTTTTTTGCAAAAAGTGTATATGATTTCGGTCAATTTATCAATTTGACCTTCGTCAATTTCCCAAAAAACGCCCCGGTTTTTGCCCCGGTGCCCCGCCCAACCGGGGCGCAAAACGGGGCAAAAAAAGTTATATGAGACATTAGCTATTCGCGTCTGCCCCGGTTTTTACTAATATATTATAGAATATAGATATACGCGCACGCGCGCACGCGCGCGCACACATGTATCTTTTTCGAAAAGGGGCAAAAAGCGGGGCACCCAATAAATCCCTAAAAAATAACGCGATATCGCAAATCACCTCTGCCCCGCGCCCCGGTTTTTACCGGGGTTAAAAGCCCGTTTCGTGGCTCATCCTCTATATAGGCTACCCACGCCACTCTTACCCCGCGGCGGGGTATACTCTCCCGCCGGCGTAGAAGGCTCCCGAAAAACTTCCGAGAGCAAATTGATCGCCTTGATAAATTCCCTCCTGCTCCGCGCGCGATCACCGCCCGAAAAAATAGGACTTGACAAAACCCCGATCATCTGTTATACTTTCGGCATGTCGAGGGTTGAGCGGTTTTTTAATTTTGGGCCTGCCCGGGCACCGCTCCCCTCGACAAGGACGGAAATCCGGGCAGGCTCTTTTATTAAAAATAAAGAAGGAAACTAATGATTCTTGTTTATCGCTACCGCGTCAAAAGTCCGACCAAGATTCTTGACGAACAATCCCGCGCAGTAAACTATGTTTGGAACTTTTGCAACGAAAGCCAAAAGTCCTGCCTGCGGCTCGGGAAGCGGTGGCTTTCCGGGTTCGATCTTGATTATCTGACGACCGGGACCAGCAAGGAGTTGGGCCTTCATTCCGGCACAATCAATTCCGTCTGCGATCAATATGCTAAAAGCCGGAAACAAAAGAAGCGACCTTTTCTCCGTTGGCGCGGGAAGAAATCTCTGGGTTGGATTCCTTTCAAGGGACGCAATCTCAAATGGAAAGGCGACGCATTCGTATTTGGCGGCAACACGTTCCGAGTTTTCTTCTCCCGCCCGATTCCCGATGGTGCCATCATCCGTGACGGTTCTAATTTTTCCCAGGACGCTCGCGGGAATTGGTTTCTCAACGTGGTTTTGAGGCTGCCGGACAATCCGCGTCGGGGGATCAGAACGTCCGTGGGCATCGACCTCGGGCTCCACGATCTGGCCGCGCTGTCCACGGGAGAGAAGATTGAGAACCCGCGCCATCTGGCGAAGCTGGCCGACAAATTGGCGCGGGCTCAGCGTGCCGGGAAGAAAAAACAGGCGACGAATATCCACGCCCATGTCAAGAATGCCCGTCGAGACTTTCAGCATAAGCTCTCGACTTGCCTGGTAAAACAATTTGACGCAATCTACGTCGGTAATGTTTCGTCGTCCAAGCTGTCCAAAACCAGATTGGCAAAGTCCGTACTTGACGCCGGCTGGTCGTCCTTCCGCTCGATGCTGGCCTACAAATGCGATTACGCAGGGGGTCGGTTCTCGGAAGTGAACGAATCGTTTAGCACCCAGGTCTGCTCCTCCTGTGGCTGTCTGCCCGAGGGGAGGCCGAAAGGTATCGCGGACCTCGGAAAAAGGCAATGGGACTGCGTGGAGTGTGGGTCGCATTTGGATCGTGATCTGAACTCTGCGTTGAATATTCTCCATGCCGGATCGGGACATCGATCCCCTGCTGAGGGAATCCCCGCTCTTTAGGGCGGGGAGGATGTCAAAACCGTCGGGTGCCTTTATTTTGGCGCGGGAGAAATAAAATGAAAATCGAAAGCAAACTGGCGCACACGCCGGGGCCGTGGACTTCCGAGGTCACGAATGCCGGGGAGATTGGATCTAAGGACAAGGTGCGCGTTGAGGCCGCTGATGGCCATATTGCCATCATCTGTCGCATCCAGCAGAACAACGCGCGCAACACCTTCGGCAAGGAGTTGAACGTCCATCGCAATCTACAGGAGGTCAAAGCCAACGCCCGCCTGATCGCCGCCGCGCCGGACCTGTTGAGTCTGCTGGACACTATCGCGGGGGAGTTAGGGGCATGGCGTTGTAGCGGGGACCCGCGTCCGGCGACGTGGGCCGATGTTAGGATTAGACGTATCCATGCCGCCATCGCCAAGGCCAAAGGGGGTATCTAATGGCGAAATACTACACCTGCCGCTACGTCCTAGACGTGCTGTGGGCGGCGTCCGCGCGCGACCTGGCTGCGGCGAAAAGGCTCTGCCTCAGGCCGACTGTGGACGGGCGCCACTGTGCAGACCACATCGAGTTTCCTCCGAAGCGCGAGCCCGCCTGGCCTCTAAATGATGACGGAAGCCCGTGCTCGCCGGACAATCATGAGTGAACTAAAAATAACGTGTTGTGATCTCTGCAATGCGGAGTATTTTTCAACCAGCAGAGGCTACTTGCTGTGCCGCCAATCTCAAGCTGTTGATTTTGGCTGGCGGTCATTCCGCGATGGGAGCGGACGCCTCAAGCATATCTGCGCGCACTGTATTGAGGAAGGAAAAACTACAAAAGGAGGCGACCACCTTGAAAACCCCCGTTGAGATCATCGAGGCGCACTGGCCCGGCTGGATCGCCGGGCATGGCTCCGCCCGGCCCATCCCGGTCCTAGAGCTGATGGCCGAGGCCCAACGCGAGGCGCTGGAATTCGCCGCGCAGACGGCTGAACTGGAAGATGACGGGCAGGAAGTCGCGCGCATTTGCCGCGCGGCCAAGGAGAAAATTGGATGAAGATCACTATTGACTGGCTGACGCAAGAAAAAGCCTGTAAAGACGCCGTGAAATGGGCCACGCCCCGGCTCGGCTCCGGGAAACCGCTTGACGAATGTATCCTGTTGCTGGACCGCGCGGACCATCTGATGTGGCTACTTTATCATGCCAAAATCATCAACCTCCGCCAGCTCGTCAGTCTCGCTTGCCTGACCGGGCGCCTGTCCCTGCGGCATATCCCTGCTGGCGAGGATCGCCCTAGATTGGCCTTTGAAGCGGCCGAGGAATGGGTGAGGCATCCGACTGTGGTGGCCAGGGGGGCGGCCGGGGCGGCCTGGGCGGCCTCGGGACGACGGATCGCCCCGACTGCCCGGACCTCGAGGACAGCAGGGCCGTGCGGAAGCTCCAGGACCGCATGGTGGCGGACGAGGCCGAGTACCAAGATCTGGTCGGCTACAACCTGGTGCGGCCGCTCGCGGAGGCGGCGTCGTGATCAAGGTCGGCGACATCATCGAGGTCACGCCGACCTAC